ATTCAGTGTAATGGGTCGCTGTCGCCTTCAAGGCGTTGCTCTTTAGCCGAGTCCAGTAACTCCATAATTCCTCTGAAGGCATCTGCTTCTTTAATTGTGGTGTTGACATTTATGCTCTCTGTTATTTCGCCCATTGCAATCTTGCCTAGCTTTTGTGCTGTTAAGAGTGCATTAGTCAAATTTAAAAACTGATTTGGTTGAAAAGGCTTTTTGTTTTCTTTAAGTGCCTCTTCGTTCATCTGCATATACTTTGATACTTGCTCTATTATGTCGTTGGCTTTTGCTAATAGCCTGTCGTCAAACTTCAATGACTCCTTAGCTATCTTTTTGACTCTCTCTTCCTTAACCTTTTCTTCTAGCTCAAAAGCATACTGATCTCTTAATGCTTTCCAGTTCTCTGCTTTAGCTGCTCTATATAAGGTTGCTGATGCTAAATTATATTTTTTGATCAAATCTTCTAAGTTGTAATGACAATTCTCACCTGACTCTAAGTCAATACTTTGCACAAACTCAGTCCTTACGTGAGCTTTGAGTTCTGTTGTGAGTTTTGTTTTACTAGATTTTTTAGTCATGATTTCTCAAATATTCTCATAATATAATGCAGATTGGAATACAAGGCAAAAGATACAGATAAATATATATTCCGAAATGGGTTGACTTCTATACTCAGTCGTGTATCATTAATGTATAAATTGAATTGAAGGAGATAAAATGAAAACAGATTATCAACAAAGTAGAGTCTACAAATGGGAGAACGCTTCCGCTTGGTCACAAAAAGGTAACAAAACCCTAGAGACCTATCAGATTAAGTATCTTAATAAAAGACTAAATAGATTGTTTGGTCTTAAGACAGATGTGCATGATAAGTATGCCAATGGTGTCTGCCATTATGATACTTATAATGATGCTATTTATTTGGCAGGGTATGGTTTCAATTGGTCGGTTTACTTGCATGAGTATGCTCATGCTTTGACTACTGATTATAAACCTGCACATGGTAAAGAGTTTGTCTCTGCATTCTGTGCCTTATTACACTTTGTTCATCCAGATAAGCCTTCCATTAGTGATCTTGCTAAATCAGCTAATAGTTATGATTTAGATTTTGTTTCTTTGACTGAGAATATTTGGTACAAGAAATTATCCAGAAGTAAGATAGATATTTCTAAAGCTATCAAACCACAAGAAAAAGTTATAGAACCCAAAAAGCCTTTGAATCAGGTGCATAAAAACTATCAGAAACTTTTAGCTAGACAAGTTAATCTTATCAAAAGACAAAAACAGTATGAGGCTAATCTAAAAAGAGTTGCCAACAGTCTTAAGAAAGTCAGTAAGAGTATCAAGCAATATGAAGCAAAGTATGATGAGGAAAAACTTACTTCTAAGTATGCAGAGCCAGTAGTTAGAAAAGTATCAAAGAGTCCTAAACAAAAATGCCTTGAGTTGTGTGAACAGTATAGTTGGTTGAGAGTAGAAAAAGATGATGATTGGTATTATGGAGAAATGCGTATAGATGTTTACGACTTTGATAAAGCCAATAAAATTGACAATTACTTTGATCTAGGAAGTGATGGCGAATATTGTTGCTTCAGTTGGAAGGAAGCTCATCAAAGAGCTTTAGAATTAATTAAAGATAGGAGCTAAGGTGAGAGGCTTATTTGATTATTTTGATGGTTACACTATAACTGTAAATGAATATGACATTTTAAGAGTATCTTACGAAGAAACAAAACCATTTATTTTAGACATACATTATGCAAAAAGAATGCCCTCAATAACTCATGCGTTTGGTTTATATAGAGGACATTCTTTGATTGGTGTAGTCACTTATGGCTCACCTGCTTCTCCTGCTTTATGTAAAGGTATTGCAGGTGAAAAAAATAAACATCATGTCTTAGAACTTAATAGACTTGTTTTGAAAGAAAATAAAAAAAATCAGGCTTCAATCTTGATTGGAGCTTCCTTAAAATTATTGCCAAAACCTAAGATAATCGTGTCTTATGCTGATACAGCTCAAAATCATTTAGGTATTGTTTATCAAGCTACTAATTTTATGTTTACAGGGACATCAAAGCCTAGAACAGATATGGCAGGTAAAGATGGCAAACACTCTAGGCATCATTTAGGAGATACAACCAACAGAGTAGATAGAAGTGCAAAACACAGATATATATATTTACTTGGTGGAAAAACTTGGAAAAAAAATATGCTTAAGGAACTATCTTATCAACCTTTGGATTATCCAAAATACAGGAGTTAATATGGACTTAGAAATAGGAAATACTACAAGACTACAGCATGGTTGTAGATGTCGTATCAAAAAGTCTACTATCTTTGGTACATTCTGTGGCTATGTTAGTCCAGATCAAAAGAAGTCAATCTTTTATGACGAGGAACTTAACAAAGTAAAGATATATAACACGAGTCGTTTGGAAAGGACTTATGAAAAGTTTTAATAATATTCCGAAAAGGGTTGTCATAGTTTTTTGTAAATGATACGATGCAGTAATGTCTATTGAATGCCTAAATCAAGCTCTAAAAATCAAAGGTCTCACACCAACTAAAAAATTCATTCTTGTTTTGTTAGGTAACTATGCAGACGAAAATGGTAGCTGCTATCCATCTTATCGTCACATCGCTGATATTGTTGGACTCAAAGATACAAAAGGCGTTCAGAAAGCGATCAAAGAGTTTGAATCTCTAGGATTACTTAGGATAGAACATCGTAAGAATAAAAAGGGCGGTCATACAAGCAACAGATACCACTTATCTATAGCTATGGGTGCAGAAACCCTTAGGGTTGATGTGACCCAAAGGCAGGGGGTTTCAGAGCCATCCAATACTAAAGAAGATACAAAAGATAATATATTGTTTGAAAAGTTCTGGTCTGTATATCCAAGAAAAATAGCTAAGAAAAAAGCTAAAGAGATATTTGAAAAACATAAAGATCAAGAAAGAATTGTTGAAGGTGCAATTAAGTTTGCATCGTTAAATGAAATGACTGATGAAAAATTTATTCCACATCCGACCACTTGGTTAAATGGTGAGAGATGGAATGATGAAATGAAACAACCTGCAAGGAGAACTAATTTAAACTCACTTGCAGGATAATTAGGAGAGTAAAATGAACGAAAGACCTGAAGATTTGGGTATCAAGCTCAAGAAGTTTGATTTTGGAACGCAAAAAGTCAAATGTCCACAGTGTCAACCACCACACAAAATGTCTGATAATCCTTTGAGTGTTACGATAAACGAAGAAGGAACAGTATGGTTTTGTCACCACTGTGAATGGAAGGGTTCTTATTTTGTAAATAATGACAGGATGTATATTCCAAAACAAAAGACTTATGTGAAACCAGAGACACCTGTTATAAATAAAAACCAAGATATGTACGACTACTTCGCTAAAAGAGGTATATCCAAAAAAACTGTTGATGACTTTGAGATATTTGAAGAAAAAGGTTGGTATGGCTTTCAATACTTTAATACAGAAGGAGAGCTTGAAAACATCAAGTACAGAAACAAACAAAAGAACTTTAGGCAAAGTCAGGGTGCTAGACAAATACTTTACAACTACAAGCAAGTTGCAAAAGAAAACACAGTTGTGTTTGTTGAGGGCGAGATGGATGTTCTAAGCGTAGCTGAAACAGGTTACAAAGGAACTTCATTGGCAAATGGAGCAGGTAAAGTAGCAAAGTTCAATCCTAAAGATTCTAGGTTCAAAGCATTAGAAAACTGTCCATTAGCTGCTAGAAAGATCATTATTTTCACTGACAATGATGTAGCAGGAAAATCTTTACATAAAGAATTGCTGCATCGCTTTGGTAAAGACATTTGTTGGTATGTAAGAGTGCCTGAAAACTGTAAAGATGCTAACGATGTTTTGGTCAAACTAGGTAAAGACAAGCTAAAACAAATATTAGATGAAGCAGAACCATATCCAATAGATGGACTGTATAGAGCTAACGATTATTATTCACAAGTACAAGACCTTTACGATGGCAACTACGAGAAGCCAATAGAGATTGGTCTTAAAGGTTTAGATGACATTTATAAGATCATGACAGGAACTTTTCATGTATTCACTGGCATTCCTAATCATGGTAAATCAATATTTTTAGATCAGATACTTCTAAAACTAGCAGAGAATCATGACTGGAAATTCGCTATGTTTTCTCCTGAACATAGTACAAGTATGCACATTAGAAGGCTTACACAAATGTATATCAAGAAGAATTTTGATGAAGGCTTTCAAGATAGGATGACAAAAGAAGAACTTAACCAATCTTTGAAGTTCATACACGATCATTTTTACTTTATTGAGACAAGAGACTCTGTACCAAACATAGAAACAATTTTAGACATTGCAAAGTCAAGTGTTTATAAATATGGTATTAATGGATTGATAATAGACCCATATAATGAGGTAGACGCTAAAAGGAGTGGTAATACAAGAGAAGATGAACACATAAGAGACTTCATATCCCTTTGTAAAAGATTCTCAAGGATTTATCAGATAGTTACTTGGGTTGTAGCACATCCAACTAAGTTGCCTAAAAGCAATGAAGGTGTTTATTTACCGCCTACAGCTTACGATATAAGTGGAGCTGCACATTGGCATAACCAAGCTGATGCAGTTATTACAGTGCATCGTGACTTTGAAGATAACACAACAAGCATCATAACCAGAAAGATCAGAGAACAAGACCTTTATGGAAAAATTGGTGAAGCTAAGTTTCAATACAACTTCAATAGCAGAGACTTTCAACCACACATCAAAGATGTGTCAGAGGATTGGTCTAGCGTAAGATTTAAAGATTAATCTAGGTAGAAGTCATTAGGTGAAACTGCACCTTCTGTAGCCTCAAAAATTACTTGTAACTCTTTTTTACGAGGCGTTCTTTGATTTAACACATACTTTGCTAATGTGCCTTGTGGCATACGATGTCCAGTCTTATCCTTCACTTTTTGGATAAAAGCAACCTGTGTATATTCGTTAGATTTTAAGTAGTCATTTAATTTCATAATCTATTGCAAACTTTCCAAAGTGGGTTTATAATTCTTATACCTATTTGGAATTATAGCCGATTGGGTACATAAATCAAATGATATGAAATGATAACAAAATGAAGGAAACGAAATGAAAAATGACCCCTTTGAAGTACATGAGATAGATCACTTATCTCCTTCCTCAGTGAATACTTTTATAGATGACATATGCTTATGGATAATGCGTTATCTGTTTGGCTACAGGAATGGTGGTAGTCCTGCTATGTGGCGAGGCACTGTCTCAGATCATGGTGTAGGCAACCTGTTTGGCTTGAATGAAACACAAAAGGTTTACACTAAAGATGAGGCAATCAAAGAAGCTGAAGCAGAATATATTCGTCTACACAATTACTGCAAGAGAGAATATCCAGAACAAACAATAGAAGAAGATAAATACAAACGAGAGAAAAGAGATTTGCCTAAGTATCTCAATGCTGCTTTTGATTTCTACCTTAAGTTAGGTAAACCAACTGATTATCAAAAACAAGTAAACCTTTTTCTTGAAGATATACCTGTACCAATACAAGGTTACATTGATCTTCAATACCAAGACATTATTAGGGATATAAAGACCGCAGGTCGTATGCCTAGTAAAGTATCTTCTGCCCATGCACGACAGGTCTCTGTTTATGCAAAAGCGGAAGATTGTATGCCTATGCTTGACTACATATCGCCTACAGGAAAGATACAAACTCTGCCTGTGCTAAATGTAGAAGAGAATATAAGCGAAGTTAGAAAGATAGCTTTATCAATCATGAATCTTCTTTCTGCATCTAACGATAAAAATGAAATAGCAAATATGTTTTATCCAAACTTTGACGATTGGAAATGGGGAGAGGATGAGATCAAATTTGCAAAAACAATATGGAGCATAAAATGAATGTTGAATTGACATACAAAGAAGTTTGGCAAACTCTAAATGCCTTAGACCTTAGTAAATATCATGACAAAAAAGGTAACTTTACTTATCTTTCTTGGACTGATGCTTGGCAGATTCTCATGGAGCAATATCCTTTTGCAACTTATGAATTTATGCCAGAAACTTACGAAGCCAATGGTACTGTGATGTCTCATTGCATAGTAAGGATAGGAAACTTAGAAAGATATATGTGGTTGCCTTGCATGGACAATCGCAACAATTCTTTGACAAATCCTACAACAAGACAAATCCAAGACTCAAGAATGAGATGTATGGTCAAGTGTTTGGCTATGTTTGGTTTAGCAAACTATATATTTAGAGGGGAAGATTTGCCTGATGCTGCTAAAGATGAAGCAGA